TCAGCGGGTTGCCGGAGTTGTCAAGGAACTGCTGGCCAGCGCCGGCGAGAGGCGAGAGGAATACGGTCATGGGTCAACCTGTATGATGTTCAAAAGCGCCGACGGGCCTGCGGGCGAATAAGCGGTAGCCGGAGGGGCGAGCAGGATAACATTGACGTCCGTCGTTGCCCACATCAGTTGCAGATAGTCCGTCTGCCCCAGTTGGATCAAAATGCTGGTGCTAATCGCTACCTCGGCGTCGTTGCCCTTGACGTGCCAGTGCAGCGTCGTGTTGGCCACATCGGCACCGTTCTTGCGCAGCCACACCCACGCGGGGCTGTCGCCACCGGTCGTCTTGTCGAGCTGCACGCGGTAGCTGACGAGATAGTCGCCTGCTTGGCCGGGCGACACCTGCGAGGACGACACCAGCCCGACGCCGTTTGTGAAGGTCGTGACGTTGAACGTCACCGCCGTAGCCGTGCTGGCCGTCGCGGTCTGCGTAACGCTGCTGGCGAACGCGGCGCGGCGCGGGACCGGCGGCACGATCGGCGGCAGGGACAGCAGCCCCTCGACCTCGTCGACCAGCCCCGCAGCGTTGGCCTCGCCGAGCGGCGCAAGCTCCAGGTCGCTCAAGGCGAGGCCCGTGGTGCCGCCGCCCGTCTGGCCGAACTGGTTGAACAGGAAGCGATACCACTCCCGCGACATGATGTTGGTGTTCGGCTCCAGCACCGGGACGCGCGCGGCGGGGATCGAGGTGATGTCAGCCATTGGTGCCGCTCACCGTCAGTTCGGCCCCCATGATCGCCACCTTGACCGGGGCGGTGCCGGACACCTCGTAGACCCTGTCGCGCAGCTTGTCGGTCATGCCGAGCCTGCGCCAGATGACGCGCGTCTGCGAGTTGCCGAGCGTGCCCATGGACCGCCAGTGCTCTTTGGACCATGTGTGCCCGCCGTCGTCGGACCAGCGCAGCATGACCTGCGGGTCCGAGCCCTCTGTGGTCGGGTTGCCAATCAGGAGCGGCACGCCGGTCTGGACCAGCAGTTCGACGCCCGTCTCGACCAGCAACTCCTCGTCGTAGGCGTAGCCGGTCAGCCCCACGCCCGTCTCGCAGACCAGTTGCAGCGCGTGCTGCGCCGTCCGCTTGAAGTCGTTGGCCCCGGTCGGCAGCGCCCGCCACCGACGCAGCCACTTCTGGACCAAGCCGTTGTCGGCGTAGACGTCCAGATCGAAGGCGTACAGGTTGCCGTTCTCGTAGTCTCCGACGATCAGTTCGCCGTTGAGGTTGGCGAAGCTGTTGCCGCGGTGCCGGGTGAACTGACCGTTGAACAGCCCGCGTCGCTCGTGCCACGCCGAGGTCGCGGCGTCGAAGCACCAGGTCGTGTCGGCCTCAGGGAAGTTGATGACGTAGAACTCGTGGCCGTCCTGCTGGTAGGAGTAGGACACCGCGTCGGAGATGTCGGTGTAGCCCTGCACGGCGAACTCGACGGCATGGGTCGAGATGCGCTGCGCCTGGTAGCCGTTCGCCTTGTAGATGATGCCCTGTCCCCGGGCGTCCTGCCCGAGCCAGACGATGCTGTTGTCCAGCTTGGAGATGGAGTTAGGGGCAACGCAGCCGACCTCGTTGTAAGCCCCCTGGATGCGCGTCAGCGGGAAGTCGGCGTCGCCGGAGTTGTACCATACCTCGGTCGAGTTGGTGCCGAACACCCACACCTCACGGTGGTTGACGACCAGACCGACGACGTTGTCCGGCGCACCCTCGGCGCTGGCGAAGTCAAGCGGGTCGACGGACGTGCCGTCGAACAGGGTCGTCACCCAGATCCGTTGCGAGTTGGGCTCCGAGAACACGAAGTAGCCGTCCAGATAGCCGACGGTGCTCGCGCCAGAGAAGTCCTCGTCGGTGATCTCCGCAAGAACGCCGGTGTCGAAGTTGTAGATATAGCCGCGCGGGTCGGCGGCAATGAACAACTGCGTGCCGTTGTCCGCCATCGAGACGGGGCCTGCCGTGTCGATCGTGCCGATCAGCGTCGGTACGCCGGCGGACGTGACCGAGTAGAACTGCGTGCCCGACACGACGTAGCCGGTGTTGTTGTGCGTCCACTCGCCCCAAATCGGGCCGGTGCCGACGGTCGAGATGAACCGCAGCCCCGGGCAGCGTTGCAGATACGCGGCCTCCAGCCCGCCCTCGGCGATGACCTCTGGGTAGAGGTTGACCATGCGGTTATCCGCAGCGTTGACGCTGCGGATGACATAGCTGCTTCCGAGGATCGGGGACTTCATGTCAGTTCGGCTGGTTGGTGTAGATGTTGTACCGCCCAGGCGAGCCCATAATGCCGGACGGCATGGCCATGATGTCGCCCGGGTTGTTGATCCGCTTGAGGTTCCGCTTGGACACCATGGCGACGCGGGTCACCTGCGGCGGCGGCTCGACGCCGAACTCCGGGGCCAGTTCGCAGGCGAGGTTGTAGCGGAAGGCGCGCAGGTAGCCGGGCGGGAAGACCAGTTCGGTGCCGAGCGTCGCAGGCTGCGACAGCTCCAGCACCGAGATGAAGTGCCACACCAGCGCCTGCGTCGGCACCGGGTAGATCGAGTACGTCGCGTTCGGGTTCGACGGCTCGGCGTAGATGACCTGCGGGTAGGTGCTCGTCACCGTCTTGAGGACGATGGCGTTGTACTCCGCCTCGTTGATGATGGCGGGCATGAACGCCAAGCCCTGCGGGTCGACGTAGTAGGTGGCGTCGTCGAGCAGCACGGGGCGCAGGCCGACGAAGTCGCCGGTCGGCCCGAGCGTGCGGACTGCTTGCCCTGCGGGCCATGTGAATGTCTGGTCTTGGGTGGCGTAGACAGCGAGCCGTTCGGTGCTCCAGCTGTCAATCATCATGTTCATTGCGGCCAGCGCGTCCTGCGCCGTGTCCGCTGACGGGACCTCGCCCTCTGCCAGTTGCCCGATCAGCCGGAGCGCGCCGTAGATGATGTCTCCTGCGGTCGTCATGCTGTCGTCCTGTCGTTGGCAAGGGTAGTGCCGCCCCGCCGGTTAAGGCGGGGCGGGGTAGGCGTTAAGCGACGCGGTACAGGGACCAGGTTGCGTCGCCGGTCTTGCGGGCACGGAAGGCTTGGGCGGTGCCGGCGGTGGCCACGACGGTCATCAGACCGACGAGGGTCCAGCCGGTCGACGTGGTCACGGTGATGACGCCCGAGGAGGAGCCGTCCACGTTGATGACCGAGAAGTCGAACGACGAGCCGACCTTGGCGTTGCCGAGGGCTGCGTCCAGCAGGGCGCAGGTCGGCAGGGTGTAGGCCGCGGCGGAAGTGCCGGGGCTGCCGAGCAGGATGCCGTTGGTGACCTGCGCCACCGTCAGGGTGGCGGTGGCGGTGGCGGTGGCGGGGGCCGGGATGGCGTTCAGGACGGTTTCGTTCAGGTTGCCGTCGCCGATTTGCGAGCCGCCGCCGATGTTCGAGATAGTCATAGTCGTCTCTCCTTCGGGAGGGGGTTAGCCGAGCAGCCGGGTGGCAGCGGCGGGACGGATGGCAGCGTAGCCGTACAGGACGTCGATACGGCAGGGCATGCGGTCGTTGTTGATGTCGTAATCACGAACGATGCGCATGGAGATGCCGTTGTGGACCTGACGCGAGGCCATGTCGACGCCCTGCGGGAGCAGGAGGTCGGCGGTGGCGAACGAGAAAGCGTCCTTCTGGTAGATCAGGTTCTGCGGGGCCGAGGTCGAGGCGACACCGTCGAAGATGATTGCAGCCGACGCCTGCGGGAACGAGTTGACCGTGGCCAGCGCGTTTTCCGAGGTGTAGATCGGCGGCGAGATGGCCACCGAGGTGTAAGCGCCGCCCGAGGCCGTGTTGGTGGCCGTGCAGACGAACTTCTGGAGTTGGCCGGTGCTCTCGCGGGTCTGCGGGTTCACGGCGAACACGTTGGCGATCGTGAAGGTGTCGCCGCGGTTGATGATCTGCGAGCCAGTGCCGGTGATGGCAATGGTCGAAGCACCTTGAGTGGCGACCGTGGTGGTCACGGTAGCGCCGGTAGCGGCACGGGTGCCGTAGGCGTGGACCTTGATCGACTGCGACATGTTGATCTCGTCGTAGCCGAGCACGCCTTCGCCCATCATGCCGCTCTTGAACTGGCGGCTGACAACGTCGCCCGGGTTGAACAGGCCCTTGAGCCCTTCGACCAGGCCGGCGTTTGCGGCGGGGTTGACGGTCGCGTAGCGCATGTTCATCGGAACCGCGCCTTCGTTGAGCACCTGTTGGCCCGACAGCAGGACTTGCGAGGTGGCGGGGGTGGTGCCTGCCGCGCCGACGGCGTTGTAGACGTCCTTGTAGACGTTGGCGACGTCAGCGTCGACGCTGGCGGCGAGCTGGCTGATGCGCGGCTTGAGGATGCGATCAGCAAAGTCGTCCAGCGACAGGGCCATTTCGGCGGTCGTGAAGTTGACGCCGATGTGCTTCTGGTTCGAGACGGACATCGTGGTGAACTGCTCGTTCTCGTCCTGGACTTGCAGGGCGGCACCGTCGGTGACGAGGGCGCGGTCGGGCAGGCGGATGCGCAGGGTGGAGCCGATCTTGGCACCTTCCTTGGCGAAGCTGTCGTCGTACTGGCGGTTGATGTTGCGCGTCAGAACGAGGTTGTTTTCAAAGATCTCCAGGGCCTTCCTGGTGATCATGTCGATGGTAAGCAGAGAGTTGGCCACAGCAGTGGTTCCTTGCAGAGGGGGTTCAGTTGGCCGCTTTTCTCATCTGCCGGAGCCGTTCCTGCGCGATCCATTCCGACGTGCTCATCGTTGTCGTTGAGCGTGGGTCGGTGGTGTCGTAGGCGGGGGTGCCATTGCTGGTCGGCGTGACAGGGGAGATAGGCGGTGGAGCGGAGGTGGTGCGTTTGACCGGGGGAGACGACGCCAGAGCGGCTTCGATCCGTCCGATCTCCTTGGCCTGCAAGAGCGGCGACAGTCGCGCGATCCTCGCAGCCTCCGCCGGATTGGACCCGAGGTGATAGAGCACGTCGGGGCCTTGGTCGGAGGCGCGGATGGTTTCGGCCATCTCGGCGGTGATCGGCAGGGACGGGTTGTACGCGACCTGTTTGAAGTCGGTGTACTTGCCGAGGGCCTGCTCCTCACGATCGAAATAGGCGTCTGCAACGGCGTCCTGCTGTCGCTGCCTCTCCCTCTGCTCGACCAAGGCAACTGCCTTTTGTTCTGCCAGCGCCTCGGCGTATGCCTCGGTACTTTCGAACTGGTCAGCCGGCGGAAGGGGGGCAGGCGGCGGCGTCTGGCGCTGCTGCTCACGTTCCCATTTACGCTGCTCTCGTGAGAGACGCTTGCTGACAACCGCATCCAGTTCTTCCTGGGTGAAGGTCTTGGGCGTTACGTCTTCCGGCGTTTGGACTTCAGATACGGGAGGGGCCGTGACCTCCAGTTCCGGCGCGGCTTCCTCAACCCCCGCTGGGCTTTGATCGTCTGACATTCGTGGTCCCTCGGAACCCCCGGTGAACCCCGCCGGTAGAGTGTCGCAAAGGCTACTATCGTCGAGGCTTTTTGGCAACAGGTCTTGTAAGCACTATTGTCAGCCCGGCGAGGAGTAGCCCAGTTCCCATTTGTGACGCCGCCATGTCAGGTATTCGGCGGCTTCTTCCAGCGAGAAAAACGCCTTGACGAACCGCACCGGGTCGTGGGCGTGGTCCGGGTCGATGACCGCGGCCATCGACCGAGCCCAGTTGCCGTCCTGAAAGCCCTTCTCGGCAGCGTAGTGGTCCATGTCCTTGTAGGTGCCGAGCCGGAACCCGTGGCACAGGCGGCGCGGATCGTTGTGCCAGACGGGGATGTAGCCGGTGTGGTGCCGGTGGCCGCACATCATGATGTGGTCGCGGAAGCCGAACAGCGTCTCGCGCACCATGGCGTGCGCAGGGTTGAACTGCGAGCCGCCGGGGAAGTCGTGGCGGACGTGCATGAACACGGACGCGCCGACCGGCAGGTTCAGTTGCAGCCGCGTCCCGCCCACGTTCATGGAGCCGAGCCGCTTGTGCATCTTGTGCATGATGGCGACCGGGTCGCCCTTCTCGGTGTTCCATGCGTCGTGGTTGCCGTCTTCCCAGTGCAGCCAGGGCAGGGCGCACATCAGCCACTCGATCAGTTGGAGCGACTGTTTCGGCGTCACCTCCTGATCGGCGTAGAGCCGCATCAGACGCCCGACCCAGTTGTTCGAGTTGTCGCCGACATCGACGGCCAGCATGCCGGGCGTGTCGCGGCAGATGCGGACGTCGCGCTCCAGGTCACCCCACGCGCAGCCCTTGTCGTCGACGTGCGGATCTCCGAACCCGGCGACGGCGATCGGCCCGCCGAAGTTGATGCGGACCTGGCGCAACTTGGCGGCGTCGTGAAACGCCTTGCGCTTGGCATGGCGCACGGACAGGGCAGCGATCAAATCTTCCGCGCTCGGCTCGCCATCGTCAGGCAAAGCATCGAACGTGAACGGCTCCGCCATCCGGCGCTTGACCGCGGCCTCGGGGTCGGGCCGGAGATTGTAGAGGCTGTCGGCCTGCGAGATGCGGTGCCGCAGGCTTGGCGGGGTGATGCCCAACCGGCGGGCCGCTTCCTGCCGGGCAGACGGCTCGCCACCGACGCCGGTTAGCGGCAACCCTTCGGCTAGGCACTCCTCGATCACCTCAATGGTGCGGCGGGCTTCGTCTTCCGTAAGGGTTGGGGCGGGCATCGGTGTTCACCAAAAGCGCCAGAACGGGCGGGGAGGGGGCGTCAGAACCTTTTGTTGGGCATCGAAGGCTTGGACCGCCAAGTCC